TGAAAAAGAGTATATGTAGAGCCACCATAATCAGCTTTTATTCTTATTCTTTTTAATGGTTGTATTTTAGATCTGTTATTTACTGCATCATAATAATGTGTTGTTTGATTAGGGGAAAATCTGTTATCTGAGTTATCTAAAACAACTGTAACTGCAGCAGGATTAAAATCAGATAAGTTTGTTGCTCTACCTCTAGTAATAGTAAATCTTCTTAAATAAGTAGAAACATCAGTAAAAGTTTGTGTGCTATCTAGTGGATTAGAGTCAAAAGCAATTTCTACTGTTAAATCAACATTAGAATCAAAAGGAACACTCATTATCTAATTGCATAACCTTTTCTGGCTTTTCTTTCCTCTGTAACTTGTAAGAAGTCCTCTGCATTATCAGCTAGATCTACAGTTACTTTTATTTCTTGTTGTACTGCTGCTCTTGTAATTGCTGCAACATCTTCTCCTAAGAAACTAAAATTACCACCTGTGTCAATACTTGCTCTGGCACTGTTAAACTCTCCTGCAAAACCACCTGTAGTCAATATTGGCTTAATGTTTGCCACTCTCTCTCTTTCCTTTTCTCTTTCTTCAGCTTCTTTTCTAGCATCATCTAATTCTTTAGCTAAATCATCATCTATAACTCCTAAACCACCAATTCCTGCTTCATCTAGTTGTTCACTTATAATTTGTGGTAAAGGCTTATTATTAACTTTTTGTAATAGTTCTAAATATTTTGTGTAAATCTCATTAAAGATATCTCCATAACTTACTCCTAAGCTATCAGCTAAAGCCTCTAAAGTTTCTTGAAAATCATCTGTACTAAATAGTTCTGTTACTTCTTGTAATTCATTAATGGCATCTATCTGCTCTTGTATAGCAGAAGTGCTTTCATCAACAGCAGACTCTACTTCTGACTCAATATCTGCTAAATTCTTTTTAGCATCTCTTAACTCTTCTGATTCTCTAGTTAATTCAAATTCAACATCTTTTAATTTTTCCTGTGCAACTGCTAACTCCTCAGTTACATCTTTTCCTTGTCTTTGGAAAAAAGTTAACTCAGCTATCTCTTGTTGTAATTGTTTTTTCTGTAAAGCTTCCTCAGCTGTTGATAATGCTTCTTTTCTCTGTGCTTCTGCAACAGCATTTTTTGCATCTTCTAGTTCTTGATCTTTATCTACAGTTTCCTGATTAACTTTATTAATAAATCCATAAACCTTAGCTAACTTATCAAGAGTAGGTAATAAGTCTTTATCTATTTTTTGTTTATATTTACCCTGTGCAGTAATTAGAGGATTTATAATTTGTCTTTGCTTCTGCATAGATTTATTAATAATGTTCTGTGCATTGGCATAATTATCAAGTTGTTTTGATAACTCTTCTGTTTCTTTTTGCTCTTGTTTAGATATTGCTAAATTAGCTTTTCTTAGAATTCCTGCACCTTTAATTACTGATGTGAACATTTCAAATCTTGATAAAGTTTCTTCATCTAAATCAAACAATTTAGTTTCTCTATCTCCTAATTTTCTAAACTGTTCAAATATTTCTACAGTACCTAAAACAACTAGATTTAGATCCTGAAATCTGTTAATTAGCTCTGGTGTTGAATCTTCTCTTAATTCATTAAAAACTCTAAGAACTTCTCCTGCAGCAGGTATTAACTCTTCTCCAAGCTCTTCTCTAAGCTCTTGTGTAGCTGATCTAGCTATTAATGTCTGTGCTGCAAATCCTGCTGCTTCTCTAGCAGCATTACCCTGCTGTACTGCTGATCTTTCAAATATAAGTGCAGTTGTTGCTAATGCTTTTTCTTGTCTAGTTAACTCATCAGCACTACTTTTACCTGTTTGCTCAAAAGCCTTAGTTTGTACCTCAGCTTCTGTTATAGCTATACCATAAGTCTTTAGTGCTTCCCTCTCTCCTACTAAAGCTGACCTAAAAGCTTGTAATACAACACCAGATCCAGAAGTGATATTATTAAAACTAGCAATATCTCCTGCTAAATCAAAAAGTTCTGATGATAAGTCTGCTGACTCTTCTTGTGTGAAACCTATACCCTGAGCAACTGAGCCAAAGACTGAGATAAGTTGTTGTGCTTCTGCTGATGTTAAACCAAATAGATTAGCATTTTGTTTTAATTGATTGTTAAGTTTTTCAGAAGCTCCACCAAAAGTTGTACTAAATGCTCCTGCTGCTTCTTGTGCTGCTGATGCAGCTTGTATTGCTGCAAAAGAAAAATCTAAAAGAGATTTACCTGCTATTGTTGCTGCACCTGCAATAGCAAACTTACTAGCCCCAGACATACCTGCAGCAAATTGTGCATTAGCTTTAGAAGATTTGTTAACAGAATTATCAACACCTTTAATATCTTTTTCAAATTTATTAAGTTGTCTACCTGCTTTATCAACTCCAATGAGTTTTAAAAACATTTCCAAAGTGGCTCTAGCCATCTTTTTATCTCCTCAATTTAGATTTTGCTCTGGCTTCTGTCATAGCCTTATGCTCTTTTTTATTCTTATCTATGTAGTATAACTTCCAAGACTCAAATTCCTCAACACTCATACTTTTTCTAAGAGTATCAACAGTCATTCCTAAATCTAAAGCTAATCTAAATTCAAAAGCTAGTTCTGTATTATTCTGGAAACTGATCAGCTATATTAGCTTGATCCTCCTTAGTCCAAGCCATGCACCTGTAAATCCCTATAAGGACTTTATCAACTATTGTTGGTGTTGCTTTAGAATAAAACTCTTCTACTTGATCTAATGTTTCAAACTCAGGATCTTTTAATCCTTTAAGCAATAGATGTTTTTCAAAGAGAATCTCATCTCTAGCTCCATCAACTTCTGATAATTTATTTATCTCAACTGCATCTGCTTTAGTTAAGCCTGTAACAATAACTGTTGCATCCCATTCAGAAATCTCTATTTCTTTAGTAGGAAGTGCAGGAGCATTAGATATATCATCTAGTTTAAGCCTCTTCATGATAACCTCTTTTCTGTTGTGAATTACTTAAGTTATATTTTAAGCAGTTCCCTCAGTTACATCTCCAGAAACTTGAAAAGCAGCTGTAAAAGTAACAGCTCCACCAATATCAGGTGTTCTATCATAAGAAGTCATTATTGCTTCTCCTGATGCTTTAGGATTTCCTCCTGTAGTTCCAATTGGATAGAACTCAAAAGATCCCTCTGCTCCAAGTATTCCAGATAAGTAACCATCAACAGTTGCATCAAAAGAGCCTGAGATTGTTAAAGTTGCATCTTTAAGTCCTGCTACAAAAGCTTTAGAACTATTACTAAATGCTGAAACCTCAGCTACATCAGCAGTTCTTGAAATAGAAACATCAGTAAGAACATCAGAGATATCTCTTAAAGTTCCACCAGAATCATCAATCTTGAATGCTGCATTCTTTCCATGTGTAAATGTTGGCATTTATCTTTCTCCTCTATATTTATTTCTGTGCAAAACTAACTGCTGCTGTTATGCTACCTGATCCACCAAAAGTTAGAACAGCTCTTGCATATCTTGCAGGATTAGTATCACTTGTTATTAATTCTGATGTTGTACCTGTTGCCTGAGTAAAAGTTATATAATCAGAAAAAGTTACATTATCAGCACTTGTTTGTATTTTAACATCTAATGTTGGAGATCCACTACTTACAGTACAATGTAGCACTCCTGCACCACCATTAGTACCTGCAGCACCATAATCTACTCCTACTTCATTAGATGAACTTGTTATAGCTGTTGGAGCTAATAAGCTTTTACCATTATAAGCATCTCCATCAAATTGGAATGCTACAGCTACTGCAACAACTGAGCCAATGTCTGCTGATCTATCATAAGAAGTTTCAATGACATTACCAAACTCTGTTGGATTGCCTCTTGTATGTCCAATAGGAGCAATAGTAAAAGCACTACCTGAGCTTCCTAGTTGTGATAAAAACTCTGCATCTGCATCTGGACTTGAACTCTCAAAATAACCTGAAAGAGTTGCAGTTCCATCTTTTAATCCTGAAACATAAGTTTTAGAACTTGCTGTGAATGTTGAAGTTTCAGCTACATCTGCTGTTAAAGATACACTTGCATCAGTTAAAGTTGTAGATAGATTTGTATTATCTAATAGTACAACAGCATTTTTACCATGATTAAATGTTGGCATTTATTCCTCTTCCTCTTTAGCCATTTTACTATCAAATTTTACTGCAGCTTTATTCTTTATCAAACTTTTAGCAATTTTGTCTGGTACTTCACAGATCTCTCCTGCTTCACACCTGATTTCTTTACCATCCTTATCTGGATAGTTACTTCCAATTAATATTTTTATTTTCATTATGCTATTACCTCTATATTGAATGTTACACCAAGAAAGCTAGTTCCCTGTGTTACTTCATACTCTCCATAATCTGTTGCACTTATAACTCTAACAGACATAGCAGCACCTCCCAAAGTTGGATCACTCTCTATAGCTGCTTTAACTGAGGTTGCTCCAGAAGAGGCTAAGTAAGCATCTACACCATCTTGTGCAGTCTGTGCATCTACTCTTGATATATACACCACTATAGGTATCTCATAGGTATCTGAGCCTCTAGCCATTGTTGAATCATAGTTTAAACTATTCAATGGAGCTACTAATGCTATAGGTGGCTCAATCCAGTCTGGCACATACTCATAAGCAGTTAAACC